AGGATTCAATGTTATTGCAACTGCAAATACTAAAGGTAAAGGCAGCGATGACGGTCGCTTTGTTGGAACTAACGTTCTCAATGAAGCATTCCTAGAGCGTTTCCCAATCACTTTTGAGCAAGAGTACCCATCTGCTGCTATCGAGACTAAGATCTTGATCAACCAAGGATGTGATACAGAGTTTGCTGATATGCTTATCAAGTGGGCAGGTGTCATCCGTAAGACATTCTTTGACGGTGGTGTAGATGAAGTTGTAACAACTCGTCGTCTAGTGCACATCGTTCATGCATATCAGATCTTCGGTGATCGTCTAGGTGCAATCACTAACTGTGTCAATCGTTTCGATGATGACACTAAGCAATCCTTCCTCGATCTTTATACAAAGGTTGACGCACAGGAAGAACTAGAGTATACTGAGGGTTGAGAAATACCCTCTCTATATTATGAGAAAGTACAGCGAGGATGAGATCCTCAAAGAGATTTCAGAATACATCTCTAACACATACAAAGGTCATTATTCTGTCGGTAACGTTCAGACTCTTGACCTTATTGATTCTGTGGGAGACGCTGAAGCATTCTGTAGAAGTAATGTTCTTAAGTATGCCTCACGCTACGACAGAAAGGGGTCAGCAAGGAAAGACATCATTAAGATCATTCATTATGGAATGTTGCTACTCCACTTCAATGACAAAACTGCTAAATCAAATGAATCAGCAGTAAACAATCCTACATCATTTTCAGTTGACTACGATCGATGACCGTTATTTCACAACCAACACTAGAAGTTCTAAAAAACTTTTGTGCTATTAATAAATCTATTGTTATCAAACCAGGTAACACAATCTCAACTCTAAGCATCAACAAGAATATTCTTGCTATTGCAGAAGTTGAAGAACAGTTTGATTCTCAGATTTCAATTTATGATTTGGGTGTATTCATTGGAGGTTTGAATACCTTAGATGGTCCTAAGATCGACACTACAAACACCAACTATGTAACTGTAAGTGATAGTTCTGGTATCTACAAGTCTAGATTTTTCTATGCTGACCCAGATATTATCACTCAACCACCAGAGCGTGAGATTACTCTTCCTTCTGAAGATGTGAAATTCCGTCTCCGTTCTCTTGACCTAGACAAACTACAAAGAGTTGCAAGCATTTATTCTCTTTCAGATCTTTGTCTTGTTGGTCACAAAGGTGAAATGGAATTACAGTTAACTGATAAGAAGAATGAAACTTCTAATAGTTTCTCTGTCAATGTTGGTAAAACCGATGACGAGTTTTGTTTCTGTTTTAAAGTTGAGAATCTAAAACTTATTAAAGGCGATTACAATGTCACTGTAAGTAAGCAAAACGTTGCTCTCTTTCAAGGTGATATGATCAAATACTTCATCGCACTTGAACCTAATACCTAATGTCAAACGATTTTTTATGGGTGGAAAAATACAGACCAAAAAATATTGAGCACTGTATTCTTCCATCAGATGTGAAAGAAACCTTTAAGGGTTTCGTAAAACAAGGAGAGATACCAAATCTTCTACTCTCAGGTACTGCAGGTGTTGGTAAAACAACTATTGCAAAAGCACTATGTAATGAGTTAGGAGCAGACTTCTATGTTATTAATGGATCTGATGAAGGTAGATTTCTAGACACAGTAAGAAATCAAGCAAGTAATTTTGCTTCTACTGTATCTCTTACTTCTACAAGTAAACACAAAGTCCTTATCATTGATGAGGCAGATAATACTACTCCTGATGTTCAACTTCTATTGAGGGCAAACATTGAGACGTTTCAAAAAAATTGCAGGTTTATATTTACTTGCAATTTCAAAAATCGTATCATCGAACCTCTACATAGTAGAACTACAGTTGTTGAATTTAATGTAAGAGGAAAGACAAAACAAGAACTTGCAGCAAAGTTTTTTGAAAGATGTCGTGGCATACTAATGTCGGAAGACGTTTCTTTTTCAGACAAAGTTGTTGCAGAAGTTGTTAACAAATACTTTCCAGACTTTAGAAGAACTATTAATGAACTTCAAAAGTATTCATCAACTGGTGCTATAGATACTGGAATCTTAGCAGCGTTAGGTGATGCCAATATGGATGCACTCGTTGCAGCATTGAAAAGTAAAAAGTTCAATGATGTTAAGAAGTGGGTTCATGCTAATCTAGATGCTGATCCTGTATCTATTATGAGAAAGTTGTATGATAATGCATCTTCTCTAATGGATGGTCCTAGTGTTGCTGCAGCAGTTTTGATTATTGCTGAGTATCAATACAAGTCTGCTTTTGTAGTAGATCAAGAAGTAAACCTTCTTGCATGTTTAACACAAATAATGTTGGAGTGTAATTTTAAATGAATCTTTTTATATCATGTCCACCAGTGTATACTCTACCTGGTACTTGGACTAAATGTAATGCAATTATTCCACACTACAATGCTGACCCTAATCAGACATTTGGCATATCACTCTTAGTAATTTTAGTGTTACTATCAGGGTATGGAATTTACAGAGCATTCTTTAACAATAAGGGATTAACAGATCAATGGGACGATCATGATGACTAAATTAATGAGAAAAAGAGAAAAGATCAGAGCACAAGTAAAGTCTAGATTTTACTATTTGTTCTGGGGAACTGCGACTCTATCTGTTGTGGCAGGTCAAATTTATCTTGGCACATCTTATCGTGCTATGGCAAGTTCAATGAATAGATGGTTTGAAGAGACCATTGATATTATGACCATGCCAAAAAGAAATCCATCCCCTATGCCATATTATATACCAATGCCTTCCTCACCAGAGGACTATGACAATATGCCAATCATTCAATGATTACAAAAACTGCTTTAAAAACTCCTCTAAGATATCCTGGTGGAAAGTCTCGTGCTGTAAAAAAGATGGCACAATTTTTTCCAGACTTTAGTCACTATACAGAATTTAGAGAACCGTTTTTAGGTGGTGGATCTGTATCATTGTATATCTCTCAAGTCTTTCCTCATTTAGATATTTGGGTTAATGATTTGTATGAACCCTTGTATACTTTTTGGAAGATGTTACAAGTAAGTGGTGACAAACTTACAAAAGAACTAACTGAACTAAAGTCTAGGTATCCTGATAGGGGTAGTGCAAGAGGATTATTCATTGAGGCAAAAGAATACTTAGAAAAGAAACCCAAAGAATGTGACCCCTTTCGTAGGGCAGTTGCATTCTATGTTGTAAATAAGTGTTCTTTCAGTGGTTTATCTGAGTCATCTTCTTTTAGTCCTCAGGCATCTGATTCAAACTTCTCAATGAGAGGTATTGAAAAACTTAAGTATTATAGTCAGGTTATTAGTAGATGGCAGATCACAAACCTATCATATGAAAAATTATTAGAGGATGATGAGGATGTATTCATATATCTAGATCCTCCATATGACATCAAGGCAAACTTGTACGGTAAAAGGGGAACTATGCACATGGGATTTGACCATGACTCCTTCTCAAAGCACTGTGATAGATACCAATGCGATCAAATGATTTCATATAACTCTTCTAATCTGGTAAAGAATAGGTTTGAAGGTTGGCAGCAGACAGAATATGATCATACCTATACCATGAGATCTGTAGGTGAATACATGTCAGATCAACAACAGCGAAAAGAACTACTTCTTCTAAATTATGTCATCTAATTATCCTCTTAAGGATTATTTAAACTCTATCAACTATTCCAAACAATACCTTATGGGTGAGGATGAAGATCCTGGTTGGGAAAAGAATTATCCTTCATACGTCATAAACAAATGTATGTCACATCACATGGATACTGTGATGTTTGCAAATGAAATGAATATGAATCCTGTTTTAGATAATCGTTTGCAATATGATTTTTTTATAAATATCGTCAGAAGCCGCAAGAGATTCTCACCTTGGGGTAAAAAGCAAAAGATTGATGATCTTGAACTTGTGAAGCGTTATTATGGGTACTCCTATGAGAAAGCAAAACAGGCACTTGAGATACTCACTCCACAACAAATTAATTTTATTAAAGATAAATTGAACACAGGGGGTCAGTGACATGAATGAACTTAAAGAAGTTCAGTGGAATAGAAATGAAATGGTAGAAGTGAATTTAAAGGAACCAGATGATTTCCTTAAAGTTCGTGAGACCCTTACACGCATAGGTGTAGCTTCTAGGAAAGAAAGGAAGTTATATCAATCATGCC